TGCAATATTCCAGTTATGTGCGCGAAGCACAGCGTCACGAACTGTATCAAAGCGGCGGTTACATAGCCTTGCTTCCTTGGAGTTCTCAGTAAGCGAGGTGATGGTTGCAGCACCCAGCAAGTCCATTGCTTCATTACAAATATCAACTACTGAAGGCATTACATTACCAACCTTTCAATCTTTATTAATGCACCCTGACTTGTGTTACTGTCACCGCCAGCGATTACCTTACCTTTTTCCTTGGCCTCAGCGACCAATCGTTTTAATCTCTCTGTGGGCAATAATATCACACTTTCTTCAGAAATCATAAAAGCCCAGTAATCTGCTTCCGTCTTGTCAATCCCTGAAGGCTTGCCCCTAGAAAAAAACTCCACAAACACTCTACCAGTTTGTGAAGCCTTGAAATCTCGTTTTACTTCAATCTTTTTATTTTGGAGTATATTCGCCAATTGTTCCTCCGCGACTTTCCCCACTTTTAAATCATATCTAAAATCACTGTTGTATTCCACAACATCCCCCGAATAAAGAGGGGGCGACCAAAGCCGCCCCGACTCATATTAGTTCACGACATATTCAATGATGAATGCCATGTCACCAGCAGTACCACCAGTTGCAGAGAATGTCGCTGCAACGTAGTAAACGCCTGCTGGGTCAGAAGACTGACCAGCCAGTTCCCAAACCTGCTGACCTGTTGTGTTGATGTTTGCTTCTTCATAACGGAGTTCCGTCATGCCAGCAGCATCAGCAACAAGTGTGGCAATCGCATCTTCGTCAACTACAACACCAGCATCGGTGTAGAAGCCAACATTGAATGTGCATGAGCCACCCAGGTTGTCAGAACCAACACGGATTGATGTGATGGTTGCGTTGGTTGGGATTGGTGCAAGCATTACAATGTCGTTGTCGGTGCTGTCACCAGCAGCCAGTGCAACATTGCCCTGTGCGACACGCTTTACGCCGCCCAGTTCACTTGCGTTGTTCATTACCTGTGGGGTAGCTTCGAGGTTCTCAATCAGAGATGAGTTTTTAGTAGTCATGGTTTATCTCCCTCTTAGCTTTCGTCACACAGAATCTGGACAACTTTTTCTTCTTCCATGCGAGTAGCACCGATGCTCATGCAGTAGTACACCTGAGTTGCATAGCCTTTGTCGCTACGCTCATCAATGCGTGCCATGATATCTTTGCCGATACCAAGTGCAAGACCATCTTCTGCCCAAGCGAAACAAGTACGCTCATCGCCAGATTTTGCCAGACGGTTAGTTACAATGAACTTAAAGCCCAAGAAGGTGTCGATGTCACCCTGTACCAGAGCCTTAACAGTGTTGAAGTCAGAAGAAGTGACTGTTGTGTTGTTCAACAGAGACTCAATCTGGTTTGGCCCAACAGCAATGTAACGGTTGATTGACGGGTCAACATCAGCCAAATCCAGAACCTTCTTAGCTTCAATAAGCTTAGCAAGAGTCAGGTCAGCACCACCAGCCGCAATCTGCTGTGCAGCAGGAAGGGCTGTTGAAGTTGAACCAGTTTCACCAGTGAACGCTGTGCCAGTTGCAGCGGCGATGAGTTCATCATCCATTGCACGGCCCATTGCAGCAGCAGATGCCTGAGCATAAGCTGATGTTGGGTCGATGAGCATACGAACCTTGTCCTGGTCATCAATCAGGTCAGCGTATTCATAGTCAACGAGAGACACACTACGGCGAGCGTGCAGAGTGTCGATTTGTGGTGTATCGGCATGGCGGCTAGTACGCTTCTGCGCTGTAGCTGACCCTACCTGGTCGAAGAAAGCATTCTTACCAACCATATTCTCAACGCGCACTGCATCACGCAGACGAGAACCCATCTGCTGTGAAAGCATCTGCACGTTTGCAGAATACTGCTGGACGAATGCTGTATTTACTTGAGTAGACATTTAATCATCCTTTCGTTTACTCATTAGCATTGTCTATTAGCTTTGCAGCGTGCTACCCTTTCGGACACCCCTAGATTTATTAGCCCTCATCGGGCTGTCGTCTTTCCGACTGTCTTCAGGACGAGAATCCTCGCTACCCTGTATCACCCACTGGAAGTATGTTTCTGCCAGAAGGTGAGGTTCTTTCATGTCGCGTGCGCTGCCATTTTCAACAGCAAGACGCAAACATTCTAGCCTTATGTCGATGATTTCAGCTTCACCCATGAAGCATCTCCATCAACCCATTCATTTTTTCCACCGCAGCAGCATGACCAGGATTACGTTTATCCCAGTACGCATGAGACCTATCGCCCATGATGGCATCAATCTCACCCTGCGCTGTAGCAGGAGTCATAACATTTGACTGTGACATTTCTGCAACAGTATCTTCACTTGTGACAGTTTGCCTGAAATCGGCAATTTTTGCAAATGCCTTTATGAACTCAGGGTTGTCACCTAGTTTAGAACCGTCAGCTAGTTGAATATTAAACATTTCTGGGTCTGCAAACTCTTGTGCAGCCTTGACAGCAGACTCAAGTTTTGTTTCGTATGCTCTGCCCCACTCCTGTTGCAAAGATGCAACAGTCTGCTCTCGTGCTTCCTCAGCCATTTGAACAGATGCTTCACCAGATTGTTCAACCGAACTACGGTAGTAATCCATAATCCCACTGGCTTGCTCTGGTGTAAGACGCAGTTTATGTGACACATCGGCAAAGTTTGCCGCTACATCCTCCGTTACGATGTTTCCATCGGCCTTAATACCATACCCTTCTGGGCTTTCTGGTCGGCCTAGTTTGCCATAGATGCGGTCAAGGTCTTCGTCTGTTGGGTTGACTGGCATCGCAATTTTGTCAGCACCGATAAGACGCTGAGCGTTGACATAAGAACGGGCAAGGTTCTCTACATCTTTAATGGGTGAAAGACTTGGGTGGTCTCGCAAGTCCTCTGGCATCATTCCAAGGAAATCGTTACCAGACCCTCCTGACGCTACTTCTGATGGTGTTTCCATCACTGTGGCTTCAGGCTGGGCTACCTGTTCGATAATCTCTTCTGACATTTTTACTCCTGAATCATGTTATGAATATGAAGAAGAACCATACGCTTCCCCTCCTCGAATGCTGTGGCATTGGCATCGCCAGCCACATAACTTGAAGACCGCCAGTTACTGCGTGACTCCAAATCCTTTAATACCTTGACCCCGCTATCTGTGTTGAAGGTCTGTCGGTACATATCTTTTAGTTGTTCTATTTCCTTCACTGTCCAACCATCCTTGTTGCTTGTGCAGCCTGTGCCGCAGTGTAGACATCTTCTTGTTCACGCTGACGTTCCATCTGCTCCATCTCAGCCTGTTGACGCTGTTGACGAGTCTGGTTGACCTCGCTCTGCGTTTTAAGTGCTGTCTTTGGAACGCCAAGAGATTCAGTGATGTGACGCACAAGACCGTCTGGGTCGAGATGGTCAACAACAGGAAGTGCCTGAGCCAGCGGCAGAAGAACCTCAAGAGCCTTCATTGTGCTATTCAGGCTGCTTGACTTCTGTGCGCGAGCCAATGGAGATACATATTCAATATCAACATCACGCCCTTGCAGCACCTCTGGTGGTACAGCCAGCATCTCTTCGCGCAACATCAAACCAAATACACGGTCAATAAGTGGACGCAACATCTCATTCATCAAACGTCCAAGCACAGGGCCAATAACACGCATACGTTCTTCTTGACGTTGCACAACCTCAGTTGCTGTCATGTTAGGGGTTGACCCCGAAAGAAGTTGGTCTACATAGAAGGCTGAACGGATAGCCATCCGTCTTTGTTCTTCCATATTCAAACCAATCGGAATGTTTGCGCCAGTCTGCAAAGGTGTAATCGCATCGCGTGTACCTGCACGGTAGAAATTCAAACCGCCTGGCTGTGTACGCACTGGTAAGATAAATCCGTCATCAGGGACTAGAAGTGGAGGGTCAATCTGTTTTTGTGCCGCCTGAATGATTGTCTTAGACATTAGATTAACCATCTTAACATCTGGTAACGCAACCATAGCTGGTGAGCGTCCCATAGTCTCGCCTGTAGACTTCAAGAAGCGTGGCACAACATATGGCATATCTTGGAAGCCACCCTCAGCCAATAACGTCTTACTATCCATATCAATATAGAAAGAAGCATATGGCATATTCTTATTGTCTTGCTTGCGCGGGTCACGATTAATGCGTGGCAACACAGCGTGCAAAATCTCTACTTCTTCGTCTGGCTTCTTTTGGAAAACCTTTTGAATATTTTCAGAAACATTGTCTAAGCCAAAACGCTGCACAACCTGACGGGCTGGAGACTTGTACATACGGAATACTGTATCAACAATCCCGTACTGGTTTTCTTGGACATAGAACTCAGAGATGTGGCGTGTGCTAAACCGAAGCGTGCCGTTGTCCATCT